AAATATTCAGGACTAATTGACGCTACAGTTGCAAAGGTAGGCATTGCACACGTATATTCCAACAACGTCCAGGGGGTGTTAACTAAATGCTCTTTAACTATCTTTGCCCCACGTTCTGCCAACACAAAAGAGCTTGCTAGGTGCATGTGTTGCTGTATTTTACGTAATATTTTATTTATCTCAACTTGTATGCCTCTCAGTAATTCAGGTAGCCCTCGACCGTAAAAACCAAGGATTTCATCTAACCACCTAAAGATAGCAAAAGGGAATCGCTCTCGCTTCCAGGGCTCAACTATCAAACTACCTGCAGTTGTACAAATAACGTGTTTACCGTCTTTGGCTTTAGGGCCACTTGGTAAATGCCAAGCCTCAATAACCGTAATGGGATCTGCTAGGGTTTCGTGTGAGCCGTTATTTTCCAAAATACCTGCGTTTTCTACTGCTTCTTTTTTAGACGAACAAGCAGCCTTTATTACCTCTCGACCGATTTCTTTAACGTGATACATTTGCCGTGGATTGCCGTCTCGACCGTCTACTGCATCGACCCAAAGTTCTTCTGAGAAAACAGGTTCTACAACTGGCTTTGGGTTTTCTGGATCACGCCAGTCAACGTACACCTTCATTGGCCCGGTGCCAAATATAGCTGCATTTTTAAACGCACGTCTTGATTTCTCGTATACCTTACAGCTATAAACCTGCCCATCTGTAAACTGACCTAAAGCAATTGCCTGTTGCTGTTGTTCCCAATTACCACCTTCTGTCAAGAAATCAGCACGGGGCTTGTTTGTAGCTATTTTAGAAGTAGCTGCATCTACTACCGATTGAATTACATTTAAAACTAATCTCTCACCTGTGAGAACGTTCTGTTGTTCGTAGTCTGCACCACTAAACCCGAATATTTCCTTGTTTCCATAAAGACGTAAATAATCTAGGTTAGCGTCTGTTCTATAATGTTGAGTAGTTCTGATTTTATTTACCGAAGCAACTACCCCGGAAAAGGGATCAGACTGATTCCACCATTGAGTATTTTCTATCATTTTTTATCCTGAACTATAAAATAAAAGTTCTTTAGCTTCTTTGAGTTTTTCTTCTTCAATTGCTTTTATTCTTTCTTCCTGTATGGGTTCTTCTATTCGTTCTTTCCAGCCTTCCTCTTCTGTTTGAAATTCTTCAGATAGACTTATGATTCTAGTCCATTCAGAATCATCTAGATCTATCAAGCAACCTGCGTCTATACCGTGACTACGTAAAAACCTGCACGCTAGTCTGAATTGTTCTAAAGTAATCATCTAGGCTCAACCTCGGGTTCTCTGCCGACGTTTATATATTCACATTCTACATCTTGCGGGGTAGTTGAATATAAATATGGATCTTCGTTCATTATTTCACCTGCAAAATATAAATCCCCAAATGCAAAGATCTGGCCAGGTAAAATACTTGTGCGCATCCAGGTATTTTCTTTAGAGTAATTTGCATAACTCTGCCACCATAAAACCACTGTATCTGTCTGACTGAGGTTTTTTACTAATAAGTAATCTTCGAAATTCTCAAGAGGCACCCCGATAGGTGGGGCAAGTGGATTTATTAGGGGTTGTGCATATACTTTCTGGTGTAAAATGTTTACATCTGCGTTGTTATATGCGTGTGAAGTAAACCTAGCAGGAAAAGTAATTACGTCATTCTCGTCTCGACTGGTAGTTACCGGATGAAAAAAACAATACATATTTATTCCTTAAATAGGTGGATGATAACGGCCACGAGTGCCCCAAAAGGCTACGTGTATTTTCCCACCGTTTGTTTGTCCGTTTTCGTATTCTATCCAAATATCGAATGCAGGATCGGGATTAGAAATCATAATTGATTCGCCACCAAGTACATAACCTATGTTAGCGTCCCCTGTTAGCATATCTATCCATTCGACCGTAAGTTCACCGAAAATAAAATCTTCAGATAGGCTTTGAATTACTACTTGAAAAATAGTTGTGTAGTTTTCTGTAAAAATTACATAGGGCACTTCAGGGGGCATGGTTAATAAAATGTGTTCTGGCTGATCCGATGTCTCGTTGTTGGCTGTCTTTATTTTTGTATCTTGTAAAAGATCGATTGCTTCTGGATCTTCCAAGAATCCATATTTGCATCTAACTTCTAATTCATTGTATGATGGCGTTGCCATGTTCCATCCTTATAGGTATTTCCATGTTAAATAGTTCTAGGTATTCGCCACTTGCCAAATAAGACATTTTTATAGTTAGTCGCTTATCGTCATGTTCTTCCACAGTTACCGCCAAAGGTGGGCCGTCGTAGTCTTCAACCTCAACTGCCTGAAACCAGTTAGTCAATGTTCCCACCATTCTTGTGATTCTCTATTGTCAAAAGCCCTTAGTTCGTCTTCTAGGTGTTTATCCATTTCCCAGTTGGAATACTCACGGGTGCCTACCTCTGGTATTATTTCCTTTGGTTCATATAACCAATGTCTAGCTTCTCTATATGCGTATAGGCCAGCATCACTACAGTCGTTAGCAAAACGGTCATCTTCTTTCTTTCTCTGTTCGTCCCACTGCAGGATCGTCCATTCTTTAGCTAACGGGGAATCAGCCTTTACATGTATACGGCCAGCTATCAAGTCAGCGTTGAGTAACCCAATATTTCCTATTTTGTCTTTTTTCTCAGCTGGTTTTAATGCCGTTCCGAATCGCTGGTTAAGCTCTTTAACAATTGCTTTTCCAAGTGCCCCGGTATCTGCAACCTCTGCAACTGGGCCGTATATCTCTTCTCTGTCTCGGATGATTTTAGCCCAGTCAGAAATTGTCTTACCTTTGACTTTATATGAATCGACCTCGTAAATGTCAGGAAGGTCTTCTGTGAATGCAAACACAACCACCGCAAAAGAATCGTCGTACCCGAGATCCACGCCCAATACATACTTCCAATCATACTCACCGTTACCGGGCAGGGAAGCGTAGTTATCTCTTGAGGGGTTGTATTTATACACCAGACCGCCTTCATCTCTGACCCAACGACCCAACCACTCTCTTTGGTAGGTAGGGTGATCTTCGTTCCACCCTTTGTTCTGTCTGTAGGTATGTAGCCATGTTTTCGCCAATTCACGCCAGTCATCTTTACCCCGCCATAAAGGAAACATTGGATTATTCAATATGTTCCAAGAGTAGTTTTTCCATCCTTTTTTTAAGCCATTACATGCATCATAAAAATAACCTGTGCAAGCAGCCCCTGGTGTACCCGACAGAATAAGATCCCCGTTGTAATCAGCTAGAGCCGGATCTAGCACTACATCAATTAGATCTTCAAAATCTGCACCTACGCTTTGTGCTTCGTCAACTATTACTCGGCGATATGAAAAGCCCCTTAATCTTTCAATGTCCCTATCGTCATCTGCCCCCATGATCCAAATCTGAGCACCGTTTTTATGTATAGCGATTAAATCAGTACCTTTGAATTCCATTGGTATCTGTTGTTGTTCTGCAAGTACCTTTAGCCGTCCCCACATAAGCCGTTTTGCTTGATTCTTAGTAGGTGCTATATAAGGAATAATTGACTCGTCTTCACCCTTGGCTGGGTTTAGCTGTGCAGACTGCATAAGCAATCTACCGTCAACAACTGTCTTGCCGCCACGTCTGCCACAATCCATACTTTTATATTTAGACTTATCTGTAGCAATTTTCAGTTGTTCACTAAATAACCCCTTGAGCACATTAGTAGCTAGAGGGTTTCTATCTTCATGTCTCTGGGCAACTACATGCACCCAGTTGATTTCAGCTGCAGGTTGACGATTCATTTTGGTTTTTCGTATTTCCCTTCGTGTTTCGTGCGCAGCTTTCGCCTTTGTATCCGTGCAGGCTGTAACTTACCTACACTTACTTTCATTTTTATTTCATCGTTTTTCTTTTCGAAACTTACCTTTTTGCCTTCGTCTAGCTGTTTGTATTCATCTTCTGTTAGGTATAGGCAATAAGCAGTTTCTATTTTTACGTAGCCACCTGGTATGGGTCTAATCCACTGTGTCATTATTTATCCTTTTTTTTACGTCTAGTGGTTTTCTTTTTCGTTTCTACTTTCATTATTGGCTTTTCTTCTATGGGCTTTGCGGGTGCAGCATATGTTACCTGATGTGTTTTTGGGTAGTATTCCTCAACCTGCGATACAATATCTTATGTAGGCTTTGCGGGTGCTACTCTCATTGTTATCGGTTTTTCTTCTATAGCGGATGAGTGTATGTTGGTGTTTACACGTGGTTGTTCCGGCAATATATTCGACAACGGATACTTACCCCCAGAATCAGGTTTGCTCGAAGGTAGTACAACCTCTGGGGGTTCTACTGTGGGCAGTTCAACACCGAAGATCTCTGTTTCCGATTCATGCACTACCATACATGCAACGTAACTCAAGGGAACAAGTATCGTAGGGTGTTCCTGCAGCATGAGGGCTACCAGGCCCTTTTCAGGCCAGTACTCTAAATTAAGTCCCGGTAACTGCTGCGGGGTTAGGCTCTTGCGTGCTGTGCGCCATATCTGGGTGAAGTTCTGTAGCACCGCACTTTGTAGTTTGATTTTCTGCATCATAAATTAGATCCTTAAATAAAGAGGGTTTGTAAATAAGGTTTAGGTCTTCGCAACCTTTTGACCAGTGGCTAACTATAGTTCTTTCACCTATAAGCATTTTGGTTAATCCGAAGCCACGATATGGTTGCTTTATGTAAACAAAGTGTAAACAGTCTTTATCTACACACGCCCAACCAAATATCTGATCTAGGTCATTTTCGTTAACTGCGATTCTGAATAACTCAGGTTTTCTATCAAGCAATAGTTCACATAGGGCCTGGTAACGCTTTTTAGTTAGTTTGTGGGGCACCCAGAAGGTAGATGCTAGGTTGTAGCAGGCAGCGTTTGACCACGAGTCACTAATGAAGTTCTTATCTGTGGGCCAGGGATCTCTTATGACTACGGGTAGATCCATTAGGTCACCGTAATTTGTTCCACGTGGAACATTTCTTTTGCAGGGGGCAACTGGTCAGGTGCAAGTCTAGCTTCAATTTCTTTTTTAGTTTGTATTTCTGGGGGTATACATACCCATCCAAGGCGACGCATTTCGATGGCTGCCCTTTCGCATGCTTCAGGTGTCGTAGCTTTATCCGCCACAAGCCATAACTTATCACGTCTGCCCCACTTTTCTGGATCTTTTCTTTCACGTTTCCAGGCTGCAGCTTGCCAACTGGTTTTTGCTGCTTTATCAATTACTTGAATGTCTCGTTCTTCTGCTTCTGCTTCTGCTCTTTTAACAGCATCAGCAAACTGAGGGAATTTATGTAACCAGTCATAGTATGTAGTTGTACTAATACCTACGCATAGGGCTGCAGTTTCCTGGTAGTTACCCATCCTAATGATTTCACATATTTTATCATGTTTGGCTGGGGTATATTTAGACTTCCTACCTACTTTTGCCATAGGTGTATAGTCAGGTATGGCAACTGGAATGTCAAGTATTATTTACCTATTGACTCATTTTGACGTATGGCGATGTATGGCTGGTTATGGGTAACACTTTTTATAGTATTGTCTTAGTTCTGGTAAGATATCCCCCAGTTCTTTTGCTGTGTTGGCCCGTTGTTTTTTCAGTAGTTCTACGATCGACCACATCTCGTCTAATGAGAGGGTGTGAATACGTGGTTTGTTATAGGTTTTTTTCATTTTTCTCATCTTCAAACAATTTATCCCCAAGGAATTGTGCCCATTGCATGGGGACATTAGAGCAAGCAGTACAGTAAACTAGGCCATATTCTATCACACCAAATTTAGTTCTTTTCCCACATTCTGAGCATATGAATTTATGTGGTTTATTCCTACCGGTCGGTTTCATGGTTATACCTTTCTACTTTGTAGTTGCGCCAGCTTTCTTCTGTTTGATCATAGAAGCTGACCTCATTCCTAGAATCTACCACGTTTTTTTTCCACTCAGTGATGATTGGGGAATTGTATAATTTTTTAGATTTTGTATTCATTGGTAATCCTTTCCTAAAACAGCACCTCTTGTGCTAGTCGTTTGGCTGCTATTTCGCAGTACTTCTCTTCTAACTCAATACCTATTGCTTTACGTCCTAGGTCTTTAGCTGCAACTAGGGTAGTGCCTGAGCCCATTAGTGGGTCAACCACACAGCAGGTTGACTCGCTAAATCTCTGCACGATCCACTTCATAATATTAAAAGGCTTCGGACATGTATGTTTCTTTTCGTTAACATCTCTGCAGAAACCAACACAACCGCCACCTAGAATCCTCTTTGTATCTGATTTAGTAATACCATTTACATTTCCAAATCCCTTTAGATCGTTCCCATATAAAAGGACAGGCATCCACTGAGAATATCCATAAGCACCGAAACTTCCTGTGGTATTCCAAGTTATTGCACTAACCCAGGTTGCTTGAGGGTATAATCCAATTTGTGTTGGCCCACAGGTCACAACAGAACGATAACACAAATAATTAGAATCAACCAAGTAGGGTGATAGAAAAGAAATAATCTGCATAAGGTTTTCTCGCGTATCTTCATAACTAAGATATGGGAAGCCAAGACCATAGGGTGGGTCTGTTACCATTACATCTGCTTTGATTTCTGGCAATATTTCCCTACAGTCTGCATGATATATGGTGATTCCTTTATGTTGGTAGTAGGTTTTCATTTAGTTCTTTCCTTTTGGTTGTACATAGCAGGCAATCACATTGTGGTAAGGTTTTTAGTTTTGTCACCCAAGTTGTAATCATTGGTTTTTGGTAGGTTTTTTTGGGTTTGTATCCTATTATACAATCATCACATCCCCCTGGCAACCATGATTGATACCTACATGTTTTACACACGGGGTATTTATGTACACCTTCCTTGTTGATGTAACCAAACATATTATAGAAATCTTTTGCGATATCCATTAGTTACCTCTAATTCTAAAGTTACCAACGAAGTAATTTTGTTTAATTTGCAAGTTATCACAGACATGTATTTTGAAGTGGTACATACCTTTCCTTACATCCCTGGCGAAAGGGTTATTTGGTTTGACTTCCTTAGTTGACAGATTTTATGCACATAATGTGTGCACGGATCTTTCTCTAACAAGTGATAGTTATTAGGGTTTATTTTTTTATATAATTCATTCATTTTTTTCTTGACACGTCCTTTTTTTACCTGTAGTTAAAAGACACATCCGATCAACGATTAGTTATAAGTGTTTCGTCCTCGTCGACGTGTCACCTACGGTGCCACTCTTTGCAACTCGGACTATGCAATGTTCCTTCCCTTTCTTTACCGTTAGCAACCACCCTACAACCCCTGGCCAGGCCTTTGTGGGCCGCCAGGGGTAGGGTGGTACTGAGTATATTAAAAGATCCCGGTCGTAGCAGCTGAGCGAGATCGACACTATCCCGATGGTAGCCGTGAAGTACCTGTAGGCATGTGGCCATACGTGACCATAGGTGTAGGGTCATTGTGTTGTTTCCTTATATTCATAAGGTTTGCTAACGTGCCTGTCGCCTATCGTAATGGCTTTACATCTAGTACATTGGTAGATCCCAAATGCTTGGTTATATATATTACTAACATCAAACATCCATTTGAATTTACAGGGTTTTAATAGGCATAGTAGTTTCATTTAGTTATTGTCCTTTAGTAAGTTATCTACAGTATCTTCTATTGATGTCTTACTATAAAAACTAGACACTACTGAGCCCATGCAGTAACCTATTAGGTACCATTTGTATATGTCTGTTTTCATTTAGTTATTTCCTTCCTTGTTGTCGGTTACAGTTTCCGTTAGGTCAGACATTATATATTGTGGTCTATCGGGCAACAGTATCTCTCGGTGTTCTGTATATTCTTGTAATAATTCAATGAACGTCTCTAGGCTCATGGTGGCTAGTGCTTCCTCATAGTCCTTCTTTGTAATGGCAACTGGGATGACCTGTAAGTCTCTGTCAGCGTAGGCTTGTAGGTAAGCTTTATGGATGTTAGGGGCTTTACCTTTCTTGGCTTCTACGTGGAAGAGGGGCTTTCCTTCGAATGATATCTGCACATCTGCAGGTTTACTTTTTTGGTTAGTTCTGTTCTGATACTGTAAGCCACGTGTTATTTCGTA